CAGGGCACCAACAACATGCCGCCTGCGATTGTGATAAACCCGGCGAACTGGACTGGCATAGAACTGACGACAACGTAGGTGAACGCCAACGTGTTCGGCAACCCGTCCAGCATGGCGGCGAACCTTGCGGCCTTGATTAACTCTACTGTGTCCTCCATCGGCGTTCCCGGTCTGACTGCGGCCCTTACCTCTGCGGCATCGACCACAATTCAGTTGTCCGTGAACGACACCGCTTCTACCTCCATCACCATCACCACCACTGGCGGCGGTATCACCCCCTCCTATGGTGGTGCGAACGTCAAGGTGAGCGTCAAGGCCGAAGGGCTCAACAGCACGTCGAAGTACATCTGCGCCGTGCTCGGTTCGTGTGCAACGGCGGCTTCCTACGGCTTGCAGGCGATCAGGGTTAATACGGATTGGCGGTCCCACGGGATCACGAAGATCCACAAGGCTACCTGATAATTAACCAACCATGCCGGGGGCGCGAACAGAGGCCCCCGGCTAATACAAACCAGGAGAGGACGAACAATGACGGACGAAATGAACAAGGTGGGTGAAATCCAGAGAAAGAAGAAAGTGGCTATCATCGGCACGGCAGACACGGCGCGTTTTGCGCCCTATGATGACCCCGAGTTTGAACTATGGGGAGTGAACAACGGGTACATGGTCATGAAGAAATATACCCGGATGTTTGAGATCCACAACATCGTCAAGCTGCATGATGGCACGTTCCTTCGGCGGGCGGGCAAGGAGTTTCGCGGCCAGAAGGTAAACGATTACGTCAAGGCCCTGGCTGGCCTGAATTGTCCCGTTTATATGCAGCAGCATTGGGACGAGATCCCGCAGAGCGTGGCCTATCCGCTCAACGATATAGCCCTTGCGTTCGGGTCAAAACTTGGTTGGTTCAACACGCCGTTCCCGGAAGGCATGATAAACCATTCTGTGGATGCGTATTTCACGAACAGCATCTCTTACATGATGGCGCTTGCCATTCTTGAGGGATACGAGGAAATGCATGTTTATGGCGTAGATATGGCGGTGGAAACCGAGTATCACTACCAGCGCCCATCCTGTGAATTCTTCCTCGGGTGGGCAGTTGGTCGCGGCATGAAGGTCTACATCCCCCCGCAGGCCGACCTCCTCAAAACCCGCTTCTTGTATGGCTTTGGAGAGCAGGCGCAGGACCAGTTTAAGATGAAGATGGCAAATTCTAAGGCATCCCTTGAGAAGCGCTTGAACGATGTTCGCAACTCGAAAGCCCACATGGATGCGAAAGAGAACCAGCTTATGGGGGCGATTCTCGGAATCAATGAGATGGAGAAACAGTGGTCGTGAAGATCGTATGTGTGACGTGCCATTACGAGTGCCGCATGAGAACCGATGACGGGAGATGCCCGAAGTGCGGGGCGTACATGGTGCTGTCCATACAGTCGGAAACCCAGACGAGATATATCCCCGAGGTGCGGTAATGGCGTTCAAGGTGATTACCCCTTCCACGGTTGAAGCGGTCCCTGTCGATGACCTCAAAGACCACCTGCGTATCACATCCACCTCTGAGGATGTACTTCTGCGGAGATATATCCAAGTTGCGACCAGGCAATGTGAACACCTCACCCAGCGGCAGCTCACGACGGCCACCGTCCAGATAACCCTCTCCGATCTGGCGACCGCCATTGAGCTGCCGCGACCTCCTGTTAAGACGGCATCGGTGAGCATTGAGTATGTGGACTCTTCAGGTGCTACGGCGACCGTGGGGAGTTCCATTTACGAGGTTGACACGTTCTCGGACGGCCCCGCCGTGGTGCGACTTGCGTATGGCATGGATTGGCCTGACACGCTCGACACGCCAAATGCCGTGAGGATTCAGTACGTGGCGGGGTATCCCGTGTCTACCGTTGATGGGGAACCCACTGTGCCGTGGGAGATGAAGGTTTGGACGATGATGAAGGCGGGTGCACTCTACGAGCACAGAGAGGCCGTAGAGACGGGATACAATGCGACCAAGGATGTTCCGCGCTCGTTATTTGACGCGCTTCTTGACCCGTACATCATCCACAACACCGGGGGATTTTGATGCAGGCTGGCAAGATGCGGCATGAAATCATCATTCAGAAAAGCACGTATACCGTGGATTCCTTCGGAGGGCGCACGGACGTATGGGTGGATTTCATCGAGTGTTGGGCGGCTTGCCGCGCATTGACCGGGCGTGAAGCGTTTAACATGCAACAGTTCTCGGCCTCAATAGACCGGGTATTCAACATCCGTTACGCGGATGGCATCACCCCCGACATGAGGATTCTGAACGATGACGGGCTGTACCATGACATAGTTTCCGTTGTGGACGATGACGGCAGGCGGCAAGACCTCACGATTTACACGCAGGTATTCAGCACATGATGGAAATGAACCTCAAGGGGTTTGAGCAGGTATCGGCAATGCTGAAAGGCTTACCCGATAAGGTGCAGAATCGTGCCCTGAAGCCTGCCATACGGCAAGCGGCAAACATCGTCCGCGACGAGGCCCGGGTGCGCGCGCCCATGAGGAAATCACAGTACCCAGCTGCTCGTACCGCGGGATTCAGTCTAAAGGCGTGGCGGGCCATTGAGAAGGCTGGGTATATTGAGACGAAGTATCTCTCCAAGGGGAAGCACCGCAAGGACAATAAGAAGTATTGGGAGTTTCGTAAACCCGGCACTTTGAAGCGTTCAATATCGGTGGGTGAGGCCCCCAAGAGAGCAAAGACACTTGCGCGGCAGTATGGGCGCAATGGCGTGTTCCTTGCCGTTGGCGTTGCTCCACGTGCGTACTATGGCATCTTCTTTGAGAGCCCTAGGGGATTCATGGACAGGGGCGGGAACAGGCATCCGTCTAAGCCGTTCCTGCTTAACTCACTCAAGAATAATACGGAGGCCGTTGTGGATCGGCTTCGTAGCGACATGGCCGCGAACCTCAAACAGATACAGGCGGGTGGATGATGCTTGAAGAGAGCATATACACCGCGCTTACCGGATCATCCTATGTGACTGTTACGGGCGGGGCATCCACGAGAATCTATCCCATGACCCTACCGCAGAACCCGTCTTACAATGCAATTACCTATACCCGTGTATCGGGCGGCCCCGATTACACGCTCTCGGGGGCATCGGGCAAGGAGCAGGCCAGTATTCAGATAGACTGCTGGTCCATGACCTATTCGGGAAGCAAAAACCTCGCAAACATGGTCCGCAGAGTCATGGAAGGAAACACATCCTATGACGCGACCATGATTGGCGAGTCGGATATTTTTGAACCGGAAGGACGAATCTACCGAGTCTCACAGGACTACTCCTGCTGGGGCTACACGACGTAAGGAGGCACGAAAACAATGGGACTCTCAGCCCAAGGCATGAAGTTTTATTTCAGTACGGCCACAGGAGTAAGCACCACGAGCGGCCTGATTGACGGGGTTAAATCGTGGAACCTCACCAGGCCCACATACTCGCAGATTGATGACACCGACCTCTCTGACGTGATGGAGGTTTCCAAGCCTGGCATCATGAAGAAAAGCCAGATGACGATTGAGGGCAACTATCTTCTCAGCGACACTGGCCAGACCGCCCTTGCGGGCGCGGCACAGTCCACGGTTCTTTGCTCCATCATGATTTGTTTCTCGGACACCGCAAAGAGCGCAATGAAATATGACTGCAACGTATCGGAATGGTCGCAGAGCGGCGGCGTGAACGAACTCATGAAGTTCAATCTTACGCTTGACCTTCAGACCACGGGTACTTCGACCACATACGCTTAATAAAACAAAGGAGAGGAAACTATGTTTTTAAGCAAAGACGATATTCTTGGATGCGATGACATCACCTACAAGGAAGTGCCCGCGTTCGGTGGCACGGTGCGAATCAAAACCATGACGGGCGCAGAGCGCGATTCATGGGAGGATTCCCTCGTTGGTGAGGATGGCAAGCCCAAGAAGGACAATAAAACCACGTTCCGCGCTTCCCTCCTCGTGCGGTGCATCGTGGATGAGAAGGGCAACCGCGTCTTTGGTGACAAGGATGCGGAAGCCCTTTCGCGCAAGAGTGCACGGAGCCTCGGTAAGCTGTACGAGGAGGCGCGGAAGCTGAACGGCATCGGCAAGGACGTTGAAGAGGAAATCGAAAAAAACTTAGAGGGCGTTCCTGGCGACGGTTCTACTTCAGTCTAGCGAAGGAACTAGGCATGACGGTGCGGGATCTCCTGCACCGTGCAGATAGCCGGGAACTGACAGAGTGGGCTGTGTACTTGAAGGTGCAGAAGGACATGAAGGACGAACCGGAAGAGATTAAGCCCGAACAGCAGATACAGGTATTCAAGGCCCTGACTGCGGGGAAGAAGAAAAAGGCATGACGCTCAAAGACGCTCAGTGGGCATTTCTCAGAAACGTAGGCGACCTGCTCGCGTACATCGAGCATCGCGGATATTCTGCCACTGGCGGGGAGTTACAGCGCACCATCGAACAGCAGCGCGTCTATGTCAACACGGGCAAAAGCAAGACCCTGAACAGCAGGCACATACAAAAACTCGCAATCGATCTTGCCATATTTTCACCGGACGGCAAATGGTTGCAGGACAAGAAATCGTTGCAGATGTTCGGTGATTATTGGGAACGGCTCGACCCCATGAACGTGTGGGGCGGGAACTGGGATTTCTTCGACGCTCCGCACTTTGAAAGGAAGCCCCCTAAATAATGGCAACGCGCGGATGGAAGGACACCACCACAAGGGAGTATAAGGACACCGGGACACGCGAGTGGACCCCGGTTGACGAACCCCTTGCGTCCGTAGCCGATGCCTCTCATGCTCACACCGCAGAAGCCCCCGTTCTCAACCTTGGCGGTGATTATAGCCTTGCCGTAGCCGGCGCATCTCATGCACATACTGCGGAATCACCCTCTCTGTATTTTGAATCGAACATCGTTCTTGCCGATGCTTCCCACGCGCATACGGCAGAATCACCAGCAATCACGCAGGCGCACGAGATAACAGCATCCAACGCGGCCCACGCGCAGGCGGCAGAGGCCCTTGTCCTCACGGTGTTCTCGGCCACTGATACCATGCTGGCCGTTTTCAATGCATCCCACGCGCATACGGCTGATTCCCCCGTCATAACATCGCAGATTAATATCTCCTTACCCGATGCGGCCCATGCGTAAGATGCCTGCGCCGCCCGGTAAGTATCCACCGTTGCTTCAGCAGCGGCAAACGCCTTATATAAAGTGAACGCGGCCTTTGAGCGTTGGTTGGATGCATTATAGAATGCCTGTGCAAGCGCAGACATTGAGGCAAACCCATAGGACACCATTGCTGTTTTCTTCTGCCAGTTCGCCTGCTCTATTGCCGCTTCCTTGGCCGCTAGGTCACTGGCAAGATCCCCGCGCCTGCTGTAATACTCCTCGATAGTTGATATGGCTTCGTCAAACACGCTCGTATCTGAGATGATTGACATGAGGTCGCCCATAGGACCGCCCATGCCAGTACCCGCAAACGCCCCCATGATGGTCTGCTGATTCGCAGCCTCTATCTTCGCGGTCATATCATCATAGAGCCTGCTTACTTCCTCAAACTGCTTGATGATGCTGTCGAGCGATTCCTGCGCCCCCGCGTTCACATCCTTGATAATCTGGTCAACCGCCTCATACTCTGCGGCTATGGCTTTCGTGGTCAGGTCTATCGCTTCCTGCTTTTCGCGCTCCGCTTCCTTCACGGCCTTGGCCGCTTCGGTGACGGATTTCTTCTCTGCTGTTGAAACATCACTACGGGACTGTAAGAGCTTCTTCATTTCCGCTATCTGCTTCTGATATTCTGCTATGGAATCGCTCTTGCCACCAACCCCAGTGCCTACCGGGGATTTCCCCGAGCCCTCAAGCGCTCGCAACTTCGCGTCGCTCTGCTTGTAACCTTCCTCGTCGCGCCACAGGTACGAACCCCACTTGTTTATCTCAAGGCCGAACTTGTAAACCGCTACCGTTGCCCGCATTGCATAAGTTCTTATCGTGTCCGTGGTGTTCTTCCACTTAGCTTCTATGCGCTCCATCTGGTCGGCAGTATCGCTCACCGCCGCCGTCTGGTCTTTCTGCAACTTCGTGGCATGAATCATAACGAGCGCATACATGGCCTGCGCCTTCTCTGCGCCAGTGAGCCTGTCAGTCAGATCCCCGAAAGTGTCCTTGAGGTCGATTGTCGCTCCTGCAAAACCCTTAAGCGCCTTCGCCCTGCCACTCTCAAGGGCTTCCGACAGGTCATTGAATGCTTCCGTGGCATTCTTCCCCACGGTGTCACCGAGCAACGCCGCCGCAGATGCAAGGTTAATCATCTGTTCAGGCTTCAACCCCTTGGCTAATCCACCCAATGCTATCGAGGCTAAGTTGGAATCTGCAATAAGACCTTGGCTAGCCTCCCTCATGGACTTCACCATTGAATCAGAGGTTGTCTGATACTTCCTAGCGAGGTTATCAAGTATCCCCTTCGTCTCTTCAATCTCAGCCCCGCCCTTGGCAAAGTTCCACGCCTGCCTCACGGTGTAGATCGCGGCTGTAGCCTTGGCCGCAAAGACAACGAATGCACTCGATATGCCAGCGATAGAACCTTCAAACGTTGCCTTCATTGCCTTGGCGTGATTATCTGATTCACGGCGCAACCGAGAAATCTCATTTATGGAGCGGTCCATGTCGGTACGGAGTTTCGCAACATTCGCACCGATCTCAACCATGAGGCTTGGTGACATGCTCGCCATCAGGTCGCCTCTGGATCGCTTCTCACGTCTAACTGCACTTCGCCCCAGACGATGCCGCTGGAATCAGTCGAGGTGTAGACCACAAGGGGCGAGCGGTAAATGTGTGGTGCTATACCCGTCGTGCGACCCGCCACGATATGAACCTCGCCTGTCTGGTACGTGGACCCGTCCCACCTGATAGCCTGCGTCGCACCGTTCGTCGATGTGATAAGGGTTTTCCCAACCCGCAGAGTCATGCGGACTACTGCGGATGTGGGAATGGCCGTGCCATTATCCTTGAGGATATAGGCGAGCTCGTTATCATGGCCTAAATATACAACGCCAGCCATGGCTTCACCTCATTAGGTCGGGTCGGCAATCGTTATCATCCATGCGGGAATTGTCACGCTGTTCGCCGTGCTACCGAGGACCTGCGTGGTGCATGAGGTCTGGTAGTAAATCTGCGCCGTGCTCCCCGAGGAGAACAGGAGGATATGACCCGCAGTCCCGGTGGTCGTGACGGGAATGGTGGACTTCTGCGATATGGTCAACTTGCGCCCGCTTACCGATGAGTCCGCAATCGTGAAATTCCCGGTGCTCGCCGTGGTGATCGCAAGCGCCGTGGGGGCCGCAGAAGAGATCGTGGACGGCGGGGTGGTGGTGAATACGCCTATCCTTGTAACCTTGGTCTTGATGGTATCGAGGCCATAATCTAAAACGTCATCGTGGACGATTTTCGGCATGACTTGACTCCTTATATTGGTGCGATAGTTTTTGGGTACGCTATATGCTTAATCTTGGGTCTTACTACCGGCCCAAGCCTGAGTGTGAGAGAGAGAACCAGGGCATCGTTTGTGAGCGCGTGGTTGCAGTCCACGGCCTGCGCTTCAAGGATATCCTCGTTGTAAGCGAGCACCGGTGATTCCGCAGAATGCCCGTGTGCCGCGTCGAAGAGCTCAAGCAGATAGTAGGTATAAATATCAATGCTGTCGTTCGTGGTTGCGTGGGCCGCGTCCTCGCCTACGAGAATGATATTCTGTGAGAGTATCGGTTCCCCTGCGGCATGGGCATGGTAGCCGTCCGAGAGCACGAGCGTCTTTTCTGCCGTGACCTCTGTAATCAGGATTGCGTCATTACTGAGTGTATGAGCGGCGTCGGGGATAACGAGGCCGTATTCCTGCCCCAAGGTCAACGCTTCGGCTGTGTGCGCGTGGCTCGCGTCCTGTGCGTCCACAAGCACGGCTTGGACGATGTTTCCTATGTCGGACGTGACCGCATGGGCCGCATCGGGTATGGAGATATTAACCTGTGATGTTATGGCGGGGGAATCGGCCGTCTGCGCGTGGGATGCATTGAAAACGGCCAGCATGGTATCAGTGGCCGAGAACACCCTGAGGGCCAGGGGCGCTGCCGGCCGTGCGGGGGGGCGGGTTGGAGACGTCT